GTGCTATTACTGCTGTCAGACTGATCAAATCTATATGTGTTTCCTTCGTATAGTGTTAGTGTCGCCTGCTGTACGCCGTCTATATAATATTTATTACCAGATCCGGGATTAACTACAGTTACAGCCAGAGTTATCGTAGTGGCAACATGCTGGCTTATTAACGCGGAAGCGGAAACACCAGTAATACCAAATGCAATACCTGTATCAGATACCGCTGTACCCAGTGATGCAGTGGCAGAAAAACCAGTAACCTCTACGGCGATAGGGTTATTCCAAGCCCCTTCACCCCAACCGCCTCTACCCCATCCGGTAATATTAGCCACTATTTACTCCACTAAGCTATGCGAATAATCGCATTGCTCGCGTCTGCTGTGGGGAACTGAACAGTAAAAGTGCCTGATGTTGATGTTTTGTTTGACCCAAAATCCAGCACAGCCACAGCCTTGTTACTATTTGTGCTATTGTATATTAAAGCGCCCATAGCGGTAATTGTTGCTGTAGTAAAACTTATGTCGGCAAAATCTGTAAAAGCCGTTGTCCCTGATGTGTTTGGGGCAACCTTGGTCAATGTGCCACCGCCAGTAGCATAAGTTCCGCTTGACGCAACCTCGCCAGTTGTCACCAACACTGTTGTTGTAGCACCTAAAGTGGCTGTGGAGCTTGACTTACCCCCACTGCCCTCTGCAAAAAGAGCCAGCTTGAAAGCATTGCCATTTGTGGCAAAGTTGTGTGTACCCAACATTAGCTCTTTCTTGAAAGATGTACACATCGCTTGCGTAATTGCCATTATATTCTCCTTATAGCATCTGCTAATTCTAGTTGACCCGCTTCACGAACCTTAGCGCATATTGTAGCACGTTCCTCCCTCCTCGCCAACTCCACATAGAATTGGAGGAGATTCCTAACTCTGTCCTTAAATGCTTCTGCTTGAAGCCTTATTTCCTCTGGAGAGCCTTCAGAAACATACACAATCTTATTTGTAGCCATTTCTGCAATTTGATCGTTTGAAAGACCGCCACTGTCTGAGGTCATAACATTGACTGGCCCTAAACCCATTTCTCCCGGACTAAACATTATCGTGTCTCCCAAATATTATTGGCTCATTATCTTGTGGCTCTGGTGGAGCAAACTCTGATTGTCTTGTTATTAACAGTGAGCCATCTTTTACTGTTTGAACAAGAGGATCATCTAACCTGTGATACCCGTACAACTTTTCATTGTCGGGAACATTTGTGTCCAAAAGTGTTGAGTTGTGAGCCACCTCTATTTTTATTCCTTTGGATACGGCTATCGCCAACCAAAACTCTACACACGCCCTTCCAGACTCTGCCATACTGACGTTTTTGTAAGTATAGTCTATGCCATAAAGACACAGGGTCTTAACCTTACTCCATATTGCGTAAGCCACAGCGTAAGCCACAGTGTTATTAAAATAACAAAAGCCTAAGCCTGTAGCCACCTCCTTTAACGGGAAAAGTTCTAGGTAACTTATTCTATCGTCCAGTTGACAAGTAATAACTGGTTTTGTGTTTTTTGATAAAAATTCACGGGCAACACCTGTTTGTGTACCCGCGTTTTCTGTATCTAAAAACCTAGACACAGGATCCATCATAAATGTTTTGTCAACGTGTATGATCGCTCCTATGCAGTTTATTCCCCAAACCTCGTCAAAATGTTGTGAGGCTATTCTCGCAGAAACGTAATCAGCGTAACTGCTACCAAGCCCTACTATAGCTACTTTCATTGTCTCCCTATGTCCTCGGTCTTTCTGGAAGCCCCTCTCTGTAAGCATCCGCGTTTTCTCTGGCCTCTGCCAAGTCTTTCAACCTAGATAAACTCTCTGCGAATCGAGATTCATATAAAGAAATTATATCAGGCTCACCCTTCATAAAAATGTAAGCCTCTATCAAAGAGCCATATAAAAGAGAGTTTGGAGAGTTTTGACTAAGCCATGTGTACTCTGTGTCTGCCAAAGCTGTCAGACTGTTTGGCCTATAATAATAATGCAACTCAACTGTGTAATCCGCGTTAGGGGTTGGCCCTAATATAAAGTTAGCATTTACAAGCCCGCTTCCAGATGTAACAGATGAGTCAAAGAAACCATAATACAGCGGCTTTCCCGTTGATGTCACATCAGGAAAAGCCTCTCTCATAAAGTTGACATCCTTTTCTAAAAGAAAACCCTCACTCCCAGAGGTCGTGATAAATAAGGAAAATGGAGCTAAAAAATCTGTGGGGGTTCTTAGATACTGGTTGCCTGTGGTCATTACACCAGTGGCGTTTTTTCTAAAGTTCTCCAAATCAACGTTAGAGAATATTCTTTGTTCTGCTGCTTTTATAAAGTTTGAAAGGTTGGCGACAAAGGTCGCCTCGCTGTTGTCGGTATAAGATTGAATAGCGGTTTTTAGCTCACCAAAGGTAAAAGACATTTTACTACCCTAAAGCTGTGACTGGCCCAGCACTTGCAAAAAAGCCGCCTCCAGAAACAGATCCTGTTGTTGCACCGCCAGAAACAGAAACGGTATAAGTATCATCTGATACTTTTGTTATAGAATACCCAGTGGACAACTCCATCACCGCCTGAGTTATGCCGTCAAATGGCTCGACAGTTCTAAACCTTACAGTATCACCTGTGTCTCTTCCGTGATTAACCTCTGTCACCGTTATGGTTGTTGTTACTCCGCCAGAAGCACCAGTCGTAAACGGATTGTCTTGCAGAAGATTAATTACATCAGGCTCCAGCCTGTTTGGCCTTGCATTAGGAAGTGACTGACCATCGGAAACTCTTACCCTGCCAATGAAGTTTTGTGGGTGGTCATGGTCAACCACATCTTTTCCAACACGCATACCTGTTCTGGTTCCGTTTCTTATTTCAAAAACAAGGTCAGATAACTTATATCTGAACCCTGTTTTATCACATACACCATATGCGTGTTTTCCTACCGCGTTAGGCATTTACTAGCCTGCGCGTCCAAAGCGCTTACCCTTTGTGGCTGCACCAGTACCGCGCATTACACCACCTTTAGACATGCCCTTTTTTCTCATCATTCCGCCTCTAGCCATGCCCTTTTTCTTCATCATTCCACCCATAGCGTAGCCCTTTTTCTTCATGGCACCGCCCTTCTTTGCGGCAATATCATTTGATGGGATTGCTGGGCGAGAGCGTTTTACCTTTCGCGGCTTTTTATCGGCATCTGCGGCTCTACGCTGTCTATTGATTTCACCAAGCTGATTGAGGCGAGTCGTGACCCTAGCTCTTTTATTTGCCTGCTCAGGAAGATCAGCACCTTTTCTTCTTCTGATTCTTTTCTTTCCACCACTACTTGCAACAACTTTCTTTGCCCCTTTCGCAGTGGTATCATCAGCCAACCCCTTCATGGACGATTTTGTCATCCCAGAGTAAACACCGCCACGCCCCTTGCCACCAGTTGGCATCTTAATGCTTTGTCCAACGCGAATTTCATTGGCGTTTTTAATTCCGGGATTAGCAGCCATCAAAGACTTGAGAGTAAGACCTTTTGACTTAGCAATCTGAGACAGGGTATCGCCTGACTTAACCTTTACAGCCCCGCCTTTGGCGTAGCCCTTCTTCATCATGCCACCTTTTTTCATGCCTTTTTTCTTCATGCGACCACCAGCAGCCATTTTGCCCTTGCCGTCAGCAGCAAAGAATGGAACTTTCTTTCCATCTTTTTCAACCATTTTAAGTTTACCGCCAGCAGCCATACCTTTTGACTTCATCATGCCACCTTTTTTCATACCCTTTTTCTTCATCATGCCGCCACCCTTTGCAACCTGCGGTGGATTCTTCTTTTTCTTTGCTTTTGGCTTTGGCTTTCCTGTCTTAGGATCCAATTCTTTAATTACTATAGGCATATTACCCTCCTAGGTAAAATGTGTCGTATGGTACAAATTTTAACGCAGAGGAATCAGTGTCCTCGTTTGCTGCCAGTTCAAACTGGAACTCATATTCCTGCTTTAGGGGGGCAACCCTATTTGCCACTTCTGGTTTCTTCATAGCTATATAATACGCTAATCCTGTCACCAGACAAGGCACAAACCTAGGTGGTACGGCGGCTGTTCCAGATATACCGGAAGTAACTCCATCTATCCCCAGAAGGTAGAAATAAGCGAGCGTATACGTTGCTGCACTGTCTGGTACAGGCCAGAGAGTAAAAGTTGTAGACGTTGCCAATCTTTGCACAAAGATCTGCGAAGGCTTGCCCTCAGCGTTTTTATTGCTTGTTTTAGCGTATGTAGAAACCGAAACCCTCTGAACGTCAGTATCGACCTGATTCGTGCCAGTACCTGTGCGAATCTGGTGTTCAATGATGTCAATAGTTCCCGTAGGCAACGTATAAGTTGCTGTGCCTGCTGTAAGAGCTTGCGTCCCAGCATTGATAGTCCACAAATTAAGTCCACGATTTTGCCACTCCAATGTTAAAAGGTTAAAACTCCGCCTAGCGGTTTTAAGGTCATACCCAGTTTGTAATGAGAGTCCCGCTCTTTCAAACGCCTCTTCAAATATTTCTGGTAGGTCGGGTGTTACAACAGCCATTATGTGACCTTCCTATGAGACTTTACTTTAGCTCGTATTTTTTTAGGCTGCTTTGCAAACTGCTTACCAGCCTTAGTTGCTTTTCTTTTAGCACGGGTGGTGGCCGCGTACTCCTTTGATGAGAGGGCTTTAATAGCTGATGCCGGAAGATATCTCTCTCCTGTTGCTTTCGGCCCTTGTGTGGACGGTTTTCCACTCTTGGTTCTCCACTTTTGCTTCGTCCAAGACTTCAAACTTCTCTGCGATTTTTTTAACGGCATAAAGTTCCCTATAACTTTTACACATTAAGAGCTGAGGCTACAGAAGCTATTAAGAAAAAGAACAAACCAACAACAACTGCAATAAGAACAAAAATACCCAAAGCAGTTTTTATATTATCCTCTAGTTCTTTCTGTTTTCTTATCTCTTCTTTCCGGGCTGCTGCTGCGGCTTCTTTTGCTTCCCTTATTCTTTTAGCCCTTTCCTCGGTTATACTTTTCCAAGTTCCGTGACCAAACCTCATATCAATCATTGAGGCTATCTCTTGCATTTGCTCCTTAGCGAGTTTTGCATTAATAACCTCGGTTGCTACTGATTTTACACCAAATTGATCGGCAACACCACCAACACCTGATTTTTTACTTCTTAGCTTCTGTACCTGTTTCTCACCCTCAAATAGATTATCTATGTAACCTGCTATATCAGAGACATCATTAGCCGTTCCGATGGCACTCTTAATGCCATCGACTGCCGCCTTAAATAAGGATATGCCAGCGAGAGTCTCTGCAATCATTTATCTTAATACCATTTCTAAACAAAAACATTGATCTTTTTCATTATCAAAACCGTGAACTGTACTAGCCACATGACACTCAGATATTTTGTCATGCATACTTATTATTTCTGTTTCTATTTCAACTGGCGAGGTGTTAACAACGGCGCAAAATAATATATATCTAAACATTTCTACGCCTTACTTTTTTGTGACTTTCTTATACTTTCCTTGCCTTGCTTGAATATTCTAGCGACTTCTGTCTTTCCCATAACTTTAGCCCTCTGCTCCCCAACAGTAAGTATCTGTATTTTTCTAGCATAAGGCTTCTTAATCTTTTTTACTTTTGCAACAGTTGATCTAGCGTCTGCTGGTGTAGCAAATTTTATCCCAACTGTGTCCTTTGGGTTTTCGTCCGTGTACAACCTTCGACCAGAACCCTTTGGTTTTTTACCAGTGCCTACCTTTGGATCTCTTTTTTTCCTCATTAGTTTCGATATCCGCCACCAGCTTTCTTGTAGGCTTGTGCCATCATTTGCGCTTTTCTTGCTGACCACTGACCCGGAGCGCCACCTTTTCCACCAGCTTTAATTCTATTGAATATTCTTTTTCTTAATGCAGGCTTTGTATAGTTTCCTGCCTCGTTTACACGGGACTTTGTTTTTCCACCTTTTTTCATTCCAGTTGGAAGAGACGTTTTAGCAGAGCCTTTTATACTTTTTCTTCTATTTGCTCCATTATCCTCAATTGGCCTAGTACCCATAAAATCTTCTGGTACTTCAGAAACACCCTTTTTTCTAGGCGGCAGTGGCGGTCGATATGGTGGAGGTTTCATTTTCCCACCGGACTCATATCTACTTGCCCTCATGGCAGTAGATTTCAGGGGCTGGACTCCCTTAAATCCCTTCGTGCCTTTTGGTGTTTTTACCTTTGGCTTTCTTTTTGTTGTAGATCCGCCCTCTCTTAATTTAAGAGCAGACAATGTCTTTGCCTGACCAGCATGTGACTTGGATGCTTTCTTTAGAGCCTTTACTACTTTACCAACCTTCTTCTTTACGTTTCCACCTGACTTCAGCTCTTCAAGTTGACGAGGCTTTGCATCAAACCCTCTTCGAGACTTATTGGCATCCTTTTGTATTTTTTCTTTCATGGCCTGCTGTCTTGACTTTGCCTTTACACCAGTCGCTGGAGTCTTTGCCCTAACGCTTGCCATATAATCCTTGCCAGCAGATCTTACCTTTGCTGCACCACCAGAACTAAAAGAAGAGGCCTTCCTATTGTAAGACCCCTTACCTTTCTTTGGCTTTACTATGCTTGGTTTAATTTTTTTTACAGCTTTAGCCACTGGGTTTTTTACAGTTGCACTGCCCCCACGTTTCATGGCTACTGGCTTTTTTGTTGGACACCTTCGCATAATGCTTCTCCTTGACAACAATCATTTATTACAGATCCACAAACAACACACTGATCGTGACCATGTACATTAACTGTTTTTAAGCTGCCCTGACATCTGGGACATCTAGGGCCGCAATGCTCCTTAACCAAAGAATGTTTTGACTTTGTTTCGCTTGTTGACATTCTTTTTGTGTTTACCGGGACGGCGAATCCGTTTCCGCTTGATATGTACACTTTCCACCCTCCTCGCCATCAGGACTTCCTATTGGCCTTTCTCGCTGTGCTTGTTCTTCTAAACGATCTATTAACAGACGCTCTAACAACCTTTAAATTAGATGATCTGTTGTCCCTTGGGTTGCCATTTTTATGGGACACATCTTTTCCATCACCTTTAGAAACTCTGCCATCAGACATCATTTTTCTTCTCGCAGCATTCCTACTAGCCCTTTTCTTTTTCTGAGATGGCTTGCTTTGGTACTTTCTATATTCAGATGCGTAATCCCTGCGGCGCATTACCTTGCCCTTGTTCTTCCACGCTGTGCAATTCCATCTATAGGACGCTTACGCTTCATAGAACCGCCCTTGCTCATTGTCATTGGTGTGGCTGGAGCAAACTGACCGGGATCACCCATAGGATTTTTCTTATCCATAGGCTTGGCTGCTGCTGCTGGCGCAGGCGCGGCCCCTTTCCTTTTCTTCTTTTTTAATGCTTTAGCTGCCATCGGCCCCAGACCAAGAGCGCCACCTGAAATAATGCCCTTATCTTTCATAAATTTCAAAGCTGGCTTTGCTGTGAGAAGGCCCATAAACGCCTTGGTTACTGGCTTCTTTTTCATTTTTTTAGGCATCCTATTCCCCTTTAACTGCTTCTGCATTGAAGCTCTACTAATTGTCATTACAGTAATCTCTGTAAAAATGGAGCGAGAATCACGAGACCAACAATCCACCACAGACGCTGATCCAACTTGCACATGTGACCTTTATGGTCATCAAGACGCTCTTCAATGCGTTGATATCGCAGATTGCATTCGGCCTCATGCTTCACAAGCTCTGCCATAACCTGCTCTACAGTGAGTTCCTGAACTTGTTGCCGCTCAAGTTTCATCAACATTTCCACCGTCTTCTTGCTTGCCTAAGCCTGCTATTTGGATTCTTAGCAGCCTTTGGAAATTTTTTCATTTGACCTGCTGATCTAGCACAAAAAGACTTGCGCCGTTTCGCAGACTTGCTGCCCGGCTTTACCTTGCCTGTGACGGCTGTCTTGAGCTTACTTCCGGGATTTGCCCGTCTGTAAGCAGCAACGCCTTTAGCGGTCATTCCCGCGCCCTTTTTAGTGGCGCGAAAATTACCAGACTTTACCGATGTTTTGATCGGTGTTTCTTTTTTCCTAGGCATAGAAAACAGTCATAAATGCAAAGGTCGCTGATGTGTAAGAAAGATAAGCTCCACCCTCAAACAATATTCCATGCTCTGGCACAGTTATATCTCTTGATGTCTCATCATCAGCTATACTTCTCAACTTCAGAAGACTTGTTCCGGTTTCTGATCCAGCCAAAAAGTCCATTGTCCCTGCGGTTGCAGAGTTAACAATCAAAACGCCTTTGATTCTGGCCCTGCCAGCAAACACCACATCTTTAACAGTTGTCGCAAGATGCCCTATTTTTATGTTCGCTGCTGGTTGGGCAGAACATTCTGCCGCTGTAACAGTTCTGAAAAACTTTGTGCTAGAATGACCTGTGGCAGATCCACTTAGAGTTATTACCTCTGACTGAGAATCACCATTTACATCAGTGCCTGTGATCGTGACGGTTTTGCCGTTGTCGCCAGTTCCTGTGGTGGTGACATTAATCAACTGCGCTCCAGTGAATGTGGCTACGCCCCCGCTAGTGTCTGCTCCATCAAGAGTCGCTGTCGTGTTCGGACGAGCAGCCTCTAGGACAGAATCATCGTCAGCAGCGTTTGCATCCGCTGTTATCATAATGGATTTAATATCCGAATGGCCCATATCAATCTCCTTTAAGAAAGGAGAGGGGTAGCCCCCTCTCTGTTAATATTAGCCATTAGCATAGTCAAAAGCTGCACCGTGGATTTTAATAACCAACTTACCAGCAGTATAGGCTGCTTCTGTAGCATCACCAGATGTAAGATATAGGTACTTCTTGCTCAGAGCCGCTAGTGTAGACCCGCCATCTGCCTCAGCATAAAAGCCAAGTGTGAGGTCACCGTTGTTTAGAAGAACGGTTCCACTTGTCACAGCAGCATTTTCTGCTGTTGTGCCTGTTGCAGAACAAACAAGATTGATGTCTGGGTCACCGCCAGTTGGCACCTCAAGACAAGCAAACTCTATTAGATACGGAATACCGTTTACAGCACTGGTAAGCTCTGCGATATAAGCGTTTGCAGCCCCACCATCTGTACCAATAACATCGTCTGCTGTTCCACCAGAGGCTAGGCCGCCGTGAAGATCTATAAGGATAGTTGTTGTAATATCCCCGCCGATTTTTGTAACAAATGTGTTGATTGCTGCGTCAGCGATACCAGAACCATGTGCGTTTGGTGTGATGTTAAAGATTGTAGCCGCTGTGCCTAGGCTGGCATTGTTAGCGCCAACTGTTGTTCCTGCCGCCACAATGTTGTCACGACCAGAAGTTGCAACCTTCTGTATCTCTAAAACACCGCTGCTTGTTGAGTTAATTTGCTCGGTAAAAGCACCAGTCGTTGCGTTTTTGGATATAACTTTGAATCCATTTTCAGAGCGCACTGCTCCGTTAAAAGTGGTAGTAGCCATTTGAAGCTCCTGTCTTGGCTAGTGTCAGCCACAGGATGCGGCTGTCAGGATTTAGAACATTATAACAAAAGAAAGGGCGGCATGAAAGCCGCCCGATCAAATAGTGTTAGATTAACTTGGATTAATCTGCGCCCGGTGAGCCATAAATGCCCAATGGGTCTGATACACCGAAGCTGTAACGCTCACGAGCCTTGTAGCGAACATTGCCTGTATCAAAGTCACCATCCATAGATGTTGCCATTGGAGTACGGACAAAGTGCTTCATGCCGTTTGGAACATCGGTTGTCACAAAGAACGCATCTGTATCAGTCAAATAGTGATTGATTGAGAAGCCTTCTGGGATCGAACCGTTGTTGCGAATAGCGTTCAGATCGTTATCAGCAGTTCCTACACGACCTTCTGTCTGTAGCAAGCGAGTTGCAACAAACATCAGTGCGGGTGGAACAACCAGCTTGCGTGGGCGAGCCGCAATCAAAAGACCACGCTCATCTACGAAAGCTGCAATGTTGATAACTGCATCTTCTAGCGATGTTTCGTTCAAGTCTGCTGCCACTGATGGACGGTTGGCGTTTGTACCACCAGCAACTGTTGGGTGACTTGCATTAAACAATGTCACTCCATCACCTGATGTGAAGGTATCAAAACCAGTGTTCAACAGTGATGCTGCTTTGACCTGCTTTGTGTATGCCATAGCCCGTGCAAGAGCTTTGGTATAACGAGCAGACAAAGAGTCATACAGATTGTCTTCCATAGCTTCCTCAGTAACCGAGAAACCCATTGCAACGGTTTCGTGGTTATAGCGGGCTGTGAAAGATTCTTGAGCCGTATCAAATGAGACCTGTGCGCCCTCTTGCTTAACTGGTGCAGCACCAAAGCCTGAGAGTTTGACCTCCTCTTCAAAGCTACGCTCAGAAGTTTCGGTTTCATAGATCTCTGCATGTTCGTTTTCGTACTTGCCGTACTCAAGACCAAACAGTGCATTTAGACCGGGGAGAAGCTCTTTAAGGAGCTGTGCGCGTGAAATAGCCATAGTACAACCTCCTTAAGCTGCTGACGGAGCGTTGCCAGAAACGACACCGATTCCGAGTTGATGACCAGTGTTGAACTTACACACCATGATTGGAAACGCTGTTCCCTTCTCATCACCGTCAAATCCACCCAAGAAATCTACAACTCTTATTGGTAGAGCTGCGGTGGTTGCTGCTGTGCTAATGTCCAAAGACACACGAGAGATACCCAATGTTGAAGATGATGTACCTTGAACCAGCGCACAGTTAGCTGCGATATCGTCATCATTGACGGTGCCATCAGCTTGAATTGTGAACAGGACGTTAGGATCATCCATAACATAGGCCATACCACCTGTGTGAGCGGCACCTGACCATTGTTGGCTAAATGTAAGCTGACTTGTGCTTACATCTGTATAACGACATCCAAGAAAAATACCAATTGGAGTAGCTGAAGTAGTACCCGTATCTTTCTGAATGGTGGTGGTGGTTCCAGCGTCAGTTAGTTTGACGATGTCACCGTAACATATCCTTGTGGATTCTGTCGAAAGAATGGGATACTGACGGAAAGAACCATTATAGTTCCCACCTAAGTTACCCATCGGACGCAGACCAAAGGGAGCGGCAGTAGCGGACATACTTGTCCCTCCTTATTATCTACGGCAAGCTCCCGCTAAGGTTACTTGCCAAAGGTTGTTTTTGTGCTTCGTTCTGGGGGCAGAACGGGCATACGAGAGTCTGACTGTCTAAGAAAGTTGTTATCCACAGAATTAATTTGATTAGCATTCATTTCTTTGTGGGCTTCAGTCCTAGATGCAGTATATTCGGTTGAATTTTCACAAAGTAGCAATCCTCCAACCTCAACATTACCTTCAAATCGAGAGTCGATATCAGGCAACACTTGTAGCTCAGGATGGTCTTCAGCTTTGACCGGAACCCAACCTTCACGAAACTTAGAAGAAACATTCGTATTGTCACTCTGACCCAGTGTTGATGTGCGAATCCAGCGATAGCTTACGCCGTCACGGGGTTCGGGGGTAGGTAACGTACCTGCTCGTTTCCAAGTCTTTGGACGCTCGAATTTATCACGAGTGCCTGTTGCGCGTGGTTTTCTTTCAGCCATTTGAAGACTCCTTCAAGAGTTGCGCCGCATATTGTTCTGCCGTAAGGCCAAGTCTTTTGGCGAGTGAGACTTGTGTTGAGGTTAATTGCACTCTGCGTGGTTTTTTTGCACTCCTACTTTGGGGGGCAACCACGGAACCAGTTTGACGAGCAGGTGCTTCCTCAATTTGCTCATCAAACTTGTCTGGGAATGTTTTACGCATTGCTTCATCAATGCGCTCATAATACTGATCGCTTTTTGTGTCGATGCCTTCTTTAACAAGTTTTTCATGTACACCAAAAGCATAACCTGTCATTTCGCTGTCTTCACCAAACCAAGCGTTTTTAGTACCCCACTCTTTTGCCTTTTCATCAGGCTCAACCACTTTGGGTTTGCTTGTCACAGGCTGTGGAGCGGGTGCTTCTCGCTTTTGAGGCTTGTAAGACTCCACTCTAAACTTTTCATTTTGGAGCTTGCTAAGTTTTTCTTGAGCGTTGATTAACGCGTCAGGATCTCCAGTTTCATAAGCGGCCTTGTATTCGTTTTTTGCTTTATCAAGCTCTGCGTCTACTCGGCCCTTAGCCTGCTCCACCAAAACGCCTTCGCCGTCTTCCAATGCTTTGCGAAGTTTTTGGTTCTCCTCATATACCTGTTTAGCGTAGCTAACAGCCTCATCTTGCATTTTAGAGGCTTCTTCTTTTCTTCTACGCTCTTCATGGTATTCAAATTTTAACTGCTTAATGCGCTTCTGCACATTATCGCTATAT